CAGAAGGAACTCGCTATTCTGGCCGCGCTGGCTATAGGTCTGGCGCAATCGCTCAGTTTGACCGCGTCACCACAGCTTCAGCTCCTTGCACTGCAAGTCTGGGGATAGGAGAAACCGATGCCCGTTGATTCCCAAATCGCGCTGCAAGCCAGCGTGACCAAAACCGCCACGTTTAACGGCGCGGCGCTCATCTTGCCAGGTGGCACGCCGACGTGGGGATTGATCGCCCGCGTGATCTACAGCGCTGCGACCCAGGCGTCCGGCTCCGGTGTGTGGACCTTCAGCGTCGATGTGTGTTACGACGGCGTTCCGACCGTGTGGCGCGCTGACTTCCTGGGCGACCCACCCATTACGCTGACCACCACGGCGCAGGCGGGCGAATTATACATCCCGTTCCGCGTGAGTCCGACCGTGGTGTCCGGCGTGATTACCGCGCCACAGATACGCCTGTCGGCTACGCTAACAGGGAGCCCAGTTACACCCACAATTACATACGCAGGCGACCTTATGTGGGTCAAGCCGTAGGCTGTTCGATTTGAAAGGAGTCTCACCTGATGGCTGTGAGAGCAACCATGCAAACCAACCTCATACCGCGGGTGAGACTGCTCATCAATGATCCGGCAGGGGTATCGCAAGTCTTTACTGATCAAGATGTCCAGGACGTGCTCGACGAGAGCCGCCAGGATGTCTACAGCATGCAACTGACGGGCAAACCGACATGGAGCGCTACCGGCTTTGTCTACCTGGATTATCTGACGGAGCTTGGCGGATGGGAAGATGGCATGGTCTTGAAGCAATTCTTCACGATTGTGGTCACACCGTCCGTGATTGAGCCGATTGCAGGCCATTTCCAGTTCGCCGCCAATACGCTCCCGCCGGTCTTTCTCACGGGCAAGCTCTACGACGTGTACCGCGCGGCGGCTGATTTGTTGGAACGCTTGGCCGCCAAATGGATGCTCAGTTACTCGTTTAGCAGCGATGGGCAGAGTTTTCAGCGCGGGCAGGCGACCTTGCACCTGGAAAAGCGTATCCAGGCGCTGAGGCGGCGCCAACGCGCGGGCACCATCAGCCTTGTGCGCACGGACACGAATGCGAGCGGGCAAGGCGCTAGTCTCACCGGGCCACAGCCCATCGATTATATCGCCAGTGGCAATCCAGGAGGGAGCTAATGGGGAGTACGATGCAGCAACCAGCGAGTTTCGGCCATGAAGATTTCAAGTTCCTGGTAGTAGAAGTCCTGGCTACCGGAGAGAAATGCTTGCAAGACGCACTCAATGCACCATCCCGGATGGAAGGCGTTGTATGGGGATTTCAGCGTAGGATAGACAACTTTCTGACATCGCTCGCACACGTGCGAGCCTTGCGGATAGTACCCAAAACGCGCCCGCACGTTCTGCGTCAGAAAGTGCCATACCTGATCTCGATGCGTGCTGAATGCGTGCTGAAGCACGGGCGATTGCCGTTTCAGCAGGTAAATTTCTCTCGGTGTCATCTATCCAGTATAGCACAAGGGGAAATCTGATGCTTTCAGCCGCAGAACTCGCGTCACAGACGGCCACCGTCGCCGCCTCGCTCGATCAGAGCTTGCCGTACTACAACCCGATAAAGACGCCCGATGGCTCAGGCCACACGACCGAGACGCTCGGCGCGACGCCTGATCTCATGCTGAACTGTACCATCAGCAAGCCATCGGTGACGCAACTGACGCTCTACGCCAGTGTGATTGCAGGCAAGCAGGCAAGGAACATGCGCTACATGCCGACCTCGGTGGTGAAGGAAGGCGGTATCGTGGTCTACCAGGGGAAAAACTGGCGCGTGCAGCCGCTCGAATGGGCGTCATCGTACCGCGTGGCGTCGGATGCGCTGATTGTGACGGTGACCTGATGGCTGTTACATCTTTCAATCACTTTCCGGAAATCACGAGGGCCTTGCACCGTGAACTGAAAAAGACCGTGAAGGAAGTTGCTGACAGCATCGCGGATGATGCGTCCATACATGCGCCAGAGGATACGGGCTTTCTGGCGGCATCGATCTACGTCAAGACGCAGACGACTTCAACCTATGGCAAAGGGCATGTCTCGATGACGCCCTACCAGGCGCTGCATCGCGAGCTTTTTCCAGAGGTGGACGCGGCGCCTGATGATCTGACCGCCTATATCGTGGTCGGCGCAACGTATGGCATCTATCTTGAGATGGGCACGCGCTACATGCCAGCACAGCCCTACTTTTACCCGGCCATGGAAGCGGGAAATGCCTATTTTGAGACGCTCGTAAGCTTCATCGAGGGCAACATTACGGCAGAGGTCGGGATGCTATGAGCAGCGAAGTCGCCATGGCCTACGCCTGGGTGGATAGCACGTGTCGCGCGGATAGTGCGCTCATGGCAGCGGCCACCGGCGGCGTGTGGCAAGAGGTGGCCGATATCGGCACACAACCGCCCTTCGTGATCTATGCGAAGCAAGCGGATAGCGATGTGATGACGAGCGCTGCCGTGCGCTTGTGGGCGAGTATTTTACTGCAAATCAAGGCAGTTGGGCCTGTCGCCAACTGGGCGGCGATCGTGATTATTGCCAATCGCATTGATGAACTGTTCAAGGATAGGCACAGCGTTGGCTTGCCAGGCGGTGGCGTGCTGGACAGTCACCGTGAACAGCAAATCGCAATGGGAGACCCGCCTGTGGCGGGTGCGGCCTGGACGAACCTGGGTGGTCTCTATCGCATCGCACTACAAGGAAGCTAGGTACTACTGTCGTGATGACAGAAGGAGCATGATATGCCGTGGGCACCTGAACGCTCAACCATCAACCAGACGCTGCAATTCGGGTTGGAGGCCACGCCTGGCGTGAACGTGCCGGCCAACAAGCTGCTGCAATGCTTCGATATCACGCTGGGGGCGATGGCCGATGTAAAGCCCTACGAGCCAACGGGGCGCAAATATCCCTCCATCGTGATCGAGAACAGCGAGTGGGTCGAGGGCACGCTGGGGGGCGAACTCGACTACAACGGCATGGTCTACGCGCTCGCCGGCGTGTGCGGCGCGCCGGTCATCTCTGCGGTGGGCGCATCCGCCATCGCCAAGTCCTGGGTCTTTACGCCGCCCCTGACTGGAAGCGTCCAGCCCCAGACCTTCACCATTGAGCAGGGCGAGAATAACGCCTTCGGCAACGCCATTTATAACCACAAGGTCAACTATGGCCTGATCTCGGAGCTTGGCTACAAAGGCGACCGCAAGGCCGGTTTTACCGTCTCCGGCAAGGTACTCGCCCAGGCGCTACAACGAGCGATCACCATGACGGCCACCCCAACCGCGGTGCCGCTGCAGCCGAGTGCTGGCAAGCACTTCAATTACTACCTGGACGCGACCTCCGCAGGGCTTGGTACCACGCAGCTGCTCAAAGTGTTGAATGTCGATTTCGCCTTTGGCAACCTGTACGGCATGTTCTTTCCCATGAACCGCGCCAATCTTGGCTTTGCCGCGCATGTTGACCTCGATCCGACCTGCGCCATCAAGCTGCTGCTGGAAGCCGACGCCATCGGCATGACGCCGCTCACCTACCTGCAGGCGGGTACCACCATGTTCCTGCGCGTGGCCGGTCAGGGCCTGGTGATCGACAATAACCAAACCATCACCTTAGGCACGCAGTCTTCGGGTTCGTTTAGCTTGATCTACAAGGGGCAAACCGTCTCTGGCATTGCCTACAATGCCACCGCCGCCACCGTTGCGACCGCGCTGCAAGGGCTTTCTACGATTGGCGCGACTGGGTGTACCGTCACAGGTCCCACAGGCGGCCCATACATCGTAACCATGACCGGGGGCCTTTCGACCGATACGACGCCGCTTACCGGCACCTTTACCCTACTCACCACGCCTGCCAACGCAGGCATCACGCAGACGCAGGTGTACGCCCTCTTCCAGCACGATATGGCCGTGAAGGTCTCGAAGCCCTCGCCATTCTCGGATAAGGACGGCGTGTTTGCCGAGGAGTGGGAATTTACGATTGTGGAAGATGCGGCGTGGGGCAAGGCCCACGCGTTCACCATTCAGACGTTACTGACCGCGCTGTAAAAGGAGCAAGGTAGCGATCATGCGCGCATGATGCGTAGCTGACATCGTAGTGGGGTTCCACCAACCAACGCGGGGCTCTCACTTCTATAACGAGAGCAGGAGGCCAAAGAATTTGAGGATGGCACCGAGCAACAGCGCGGCAAATGGAAACAGGAGCAGGGCGATGAGCCATAAAAAGGGGCGCTCGTTCTCAGCACGGAGCTTTTCCCATTCGTCGTCGGTCATAATCACTCTCCTATTTTAGGAGCAAGTATACCACAGGAGCAAAAACTCATATGCCCGTTACCATTGGACAACTGACCGCCAATACCGCCCGCGCATCGTTCACCGTCATGATCACGATAGAGGACCCTGAGACGGGCGAGGAGCATACGACCGAGGAAAAGGTCAATCTCAAATACTATCCGGGGCGCGTCACCGAGAAAACCATCGGCCTGGCGCAAAGTTTTAGCGCGACGGGCAATGATGCGGACAGCGTGACGGCTGGCTTCAAGGCGTTCAACGAGGAACTCGTACGCCTGATCAAATGGTGGGATGTCATGGAAAACGATGGGGTGACCATGTTCCCGCTCGACGCCAAACGCCTTTCGGAACTCTCCATCGAGTTTCGCGGCCAGTTGCTCGTCGAGATTGTCGGGGGTATCACCCCGGAAGCACTGGCGCCTCATCTGAAC